TGCTGATGGCAACAACTGGACAGCTACTAGCTACGGAACTCAATCTGTAGATACTTCAGACTTGTCAAGCTTTACAGCCTTTGCAGACTTAACAAGCTCTGACGTTCAAGGATGGGTAGAAGCTGCTATGGGTGAAGAAGCTGTACAAAGTCTTAAAGACGGTTTAGATGCTCAGATAGAAAGTCAAAAAAATCCAAGCTCAGTAACAAAAACTTTGGCATCTTAATTAATGATGCTAATATATAACTTTTAATTAGGAGAATTAATTATGGCAGAAGCTAATAACAACACAGTAAACGAAGAACCAAAGGTTTTAACACTTACTGAAAAGGTAGATGACAAAGATGTTGAAAAAAAATACCTTATAGAGGATATGTCTGAAGAAGGTTTAATTTTATATAACAAACTAGCCATCATTCAAAAACAAAAAAATGAAATGATTGCAAATGCTAATTTTGAAATAGAAAAAGCAGATGTACTCATTAATCATTACATGGCAGAGTTAAAAAACAATTTGCCTGAAGAAATGGAAGCAAGTGATGAAGATGCCGAAAGTGGAGATAAAAAACCCAACTGATTTATCTAAGTTGGAAACGCACGAACAAATTTGTGCTTTACGATACGAAAACATAGAAAAACGTATGGAAGCAGGTTCTAAAAGATTTATACGCATAGAACAACAGATTTGGGGTTTATATGCCCTTATTATTGCTTCACAAGTTATAGGAGCATTTGTCTAATGGCAGGATTACAAGTAAGCGTAGAGCCAACACAAGAACCAGTCACATTACAAGAAGTTAAAGAATATTTACGAGTTGATGATTCTACCGATGAAAGAATCATAAGACCTTTCATAGAAACAGCTAGAAGGTTTTGTGAGGAACATACTGGTAGAGCATTAATGACACAGACCTTGACATTATTTCTTGATGCTTTTGAAGATATTAGTGACCCTTTATGGGAAGGCGTAAGAACTGGTCCATACCTTAACTATTATAAAAATTATGTGGTTTTACCACGTTCACCAGTCGCATCAGTTACACACGTTAAAACCTATGATGATGCTGATACAGCAACTACATTCGCAAGTTCAGATTATTATGTTGATAACGCAAGAGAACCTGCAAGGGTGGTATTAAGAACTGGTGCTACATTTCCAACAGCTTTAAGAGTGGCAAACTCTATAGAAGTTCAATATGTAGCAGGTTACACATCACAATACAATATACCTGAACCCCTCAGATTAGGAATACTACAACACATAGCATATCTGTATGAACACAGAGGAGATATGTATGATGCTAAATTACCTTACCCACCTATGTTAAGAAGTTTGTATGCACCTTATGTAGTACACAGAGGATTAGGTTCTTCATCTTTAATGGCTTTGGGATAAATGTCTAACTCTATTGGCAAAATGCGATATAGAGTTAAAGTAGAAAATGCTACTAATACTCGTGATGCTGGTGGTGGTCTATCACAATCTTATTCACCAGTAACAACCATATACGCCAATATTAAGCCCACTAATGCTAATAGTATATACAGGCAAGGGATAGTCCAAGAAAAGGTCACACACGAGGTTACAATTCGTTATATGACCAATATATCTACAAATAGCAGAGTGACCTATGGAACTCGCAACTTTAATGTCAAAGGAATCATTAACGTAGATGAAAGAGATAGATTTCTCAAGTTGTTATGCGAAGAAGGTGTAGCAATATGAGTATTGATTTAAAAATTACGAACCTCAAAGCATTTAATAAAAAATTAAATAAAAAACTACAAGACAACAAGGTCAAAGAATATGTGACTCGTGGAACTATGATGGTACAAAATACTGCTAAAGAAAGTATATTAAAAGGCGGTACTGGAAGATTATACGAAAAGTATGAACCTAGAAGAAGTCATAGAGCATCAGCACCTAATCAACCACCTGCAAGTGATACAGGCTTTTTAGTAAGTCAAATAACTATGAATGTAGATGTAAAAGCAAATGGTACTGTTGTTGGGCAAATAATATCAGCAGCACCATATTCTAAGGCATTAGAGTTTGGTACAACACAAATGACTGAAAGACCATTTATGCAACCAGCATTAGAAAAAAATAGAAGAAAGATAGAGCGTATGTTTAAAAAAGGTGTGTTGAAATGAGCATAGGACAGTTTCAATTACAAAGTGCTGTGTATTCTGCTCTTAATGTAAGTGCTATAACATCTACACTATCTTGTGGTGTATATGACGAAGTTATAGAAGGTAATACGTACCCTTTTATTACACTAGGGGAAGAAACTGCTATTGATTATGGAACAAAAGACTTAGATGGTGGGGAATACACAATCAACATACATATTTGGTCACAATATAAAGGTTCTAAAGAAACCAAACAAATAATGGACAAGATACACGATTTATTGCATGATATAAACTTAACTGTTACTGGTTTCAATCTAATTAACCTTAGATTTGAATACAGTGATATAATGAGAGACCCAGATGGTGTCACTAGACATGGAGTCATGCGATTTCGTGCAATAATATTAGGAACAAACTAATTTTATAGGAGAAAAAAATGGCAGCACAAAAAGGTTTAGATGTTTTAATTAAAATTGACATCAGTGGAACACCAACAACAATTGGTGGTTTAAGGTCTTCATCAATCACTTTAAATGATGAGTCAGTAGATATTACTAACAAAGATAGTTTAGGAACTAGAACATTACTCGCAGGAGCAGGTGTTAATAGTTTGTCTATCAGTGGTTCAGGTGTATTTACAGATTCAACAGCAGAAGTTGCGGTTAGAACTGCTTTTGCAGCACAACAAAATACTACTGATGGTTCAACACCACAAACAGCAGCTTTTGATACATATGATTTTGTAATACCTCATTTAGGAACATATCAAGGTTCATTTCAAATCACATCTTTAGAATATGCAGGTGAGTACAATGGTGAAGCTACATATTCAATGTCTTTTGAATCAGCAGGATATATTACATTTACAGCACATAGTGGATAAATGCTTAAGCAAGTAAAAGTAAAAGTTGGTGATGAATCTATTAATGGTTCAATGCATGAAGATGAATTACTTATAGCTAATGTTATAGATGTTGGAGATGTAATTAATGTAGATGGTAAAGATAGAGAAGTTTTATCATCAAGTATTGATTACAGAGACAATGTATTAAAAATAAATCTTGCAAAAGCAAGTAAACCAAAAAAGGAGAAAAAGTCAGATGGCAAATCCACTAAAGGGTGAAATACCACTTACGTTAGGTAAAGAAACTTATAAATGCAGATTAACAATAGATGCATTAGTAAGAATAGAAGACGAATTAGATAAAGGCATTTTAGAGTTAGCTACTGCCATTGCTGAAGCTAAAGTGCGTATCCGTACCCTTATCGTTGTATTACGCCATGCACTTAGAGGTGGTGGCAACGATTTTGACGATAAAAAAATAGGCGAAATTATTTCTAGTGTAGGAATAGTAGTAGCATCAACTGAAGTAGCTAAACTCTTAGTTGCAACATTAAGCGATAACGACTCAGACGAGGAAGATAAAAAAAAAGAACAGGTAGAATGAATCCAGTAAGCATAAACTGGGCAGATTATGTAAAAATCTGTATTGGTATTATGCAGATGCGACCTGATGATTTTTGGAATCTATCTCCTCGTGAAATGTATTTAGCAATTAAAGGCTTTAAAGAATTTAATTCAGCAGAAGAAAAAGATACACCTATGACAAGTGATAGGCTAGAAGAAATGATGGAGTTATATCCTGATGGCTAAGATAGATGATTTAATAATTCAAATCAAAGCTGATACAAAACAGTTACAAAAAGAATTAAAACAAATAGAAGGGAAAATTAGAGTCACTGGAGCAGCAGGTGGTGCTGCTTTTGGTGGCATGGCAGGAAGTTTAAAAAGTATTCGTGGTCCTGCTTTAGCAGCAGCAGCAGGAATAGCAGCTATCGTTTTACCTATGAAAGCTATAGCAGGTGTTGGCTCACAGTTTGAAGATTTAAAAGATTCATTAGACCAAGTATTTGGTAGTATGGAAGCTGGTGACCAAGCTATGCAAAAAGTTTTCACTTTTGCACAAACAACACCATTTCAAATAGAAGATGCAACAAAGGCATTTATTGCACTTAAATCAGCAGGTATTGAACCAAGCATGAATATGTTACAAACCTTTGCTGATACAGCATCTGTTTCAATTGACCAACTAGGAACATTTGAAGCATTAATAAGAGTTGTGCAAAGGTCAGCAGGTGGTGGTTTAGGTCTTGAAGAATTAAACATGATAGCTGATAGAGGTATTGATGTTTTTGGTGGTTTAAAAGAAGAACTTGGATTATCAAGAGATGAAATAGCTGAATTTGGTAAAACAGCAGAAGGTGCAAAGAAAATAACTGATGCTCTTGTTGTTACTTTAAATAAAAAGTTTGGTGGTGCTATGGAATCCAAAATGGATAACCTTAGTACAAAAACATCTAACATGGTTATTGCTTTTAAACAGTTAGGAGATGAGGTATTTAAAAGTGGTTTAGGTGATTTTCTTAAAAATATGGCTGATTCTTTAACTGAAATGGCTAATGGTATAGCAAAATCAGTGAGAGCTGTAAGTGGTAGACAAACCGCAGAAGATTTTGGAGTCACAGGTGAGACACCACAACAAATAGCAACTAATCTTACAGCAGAGAGACAAAGAATTGGTGGATTGTTAAAGGGTGTTAGAGAAGAAGGCGTTCAAGTAAAGCCTGAATTAGAAGATGCTAGAATGAGAAGGTTAATTCAATTACAAAATGAATACAACAAACTTCTAGAGTTAGAATTTAAGGCACATCAAAATATTGGTATTGAAACACTTAATAAAAAGAAAACCGATGAAAATTTAAGCACTTTATTACAATCAGATATAGATTTCATGTCAGAATTTAAAAAATTACTAGGCGAAAGTATTCCCGAGTTAGATAAAATTAATGAACAAATATCATCAGTAGAAGCATTAAGAGGAAAGTTAGATGCTAAAGGTAACTTGATAGCATCTGATGAAGAAATAGAACGTGTTTTAGCGTTTTTAGATGAAACAAGAAAGGAACTAGGTAAAACTGGTGAAGCATCAGACGCTATGGCACAAATATTAGAACAAGCGACTGACCAATTTGCTAACGATTTTATTAACGCACTACAAAGCGGTGAAAATGCTTTAGTATCATTTAGAAACTTGGTAGGTGATATGATTCAACAAGTAATAGCTGAGTTTTTAAAAATGAAAGTCATCAAACCTTTAATGAATGCTTTATTTAGTGCTGTAGGTTTACCTACTATTCCTATGGATGAATCAGCAGGTGGTGGAACTATACAAGGTGGCAGACCTACATTAGTAGGTGAACGTGGTCCTGAAATATTTGTACCTAATACTGGCGGAACTATTATGAATAACATGAATAGTAGAAACGCTATGGGTGGTGGTACGCCAATCAATATATATCAAAATCTTAACTTTGCTACTGGTGTTGTGCCAACAGTAAGAGCAGAGATTACTAAAATGATGCCACAAATAGCAGATGTAACAAAAGCAGCAGTACAAGAATCAGCTATGCGTGGTGGTACATTTAGAAGGAGTTTAGTAGGTGGCTAAGATAGTAACAATGCCAAATACCCCTAATTTTGTTAGGAGTAATTTTATATTAAGACGTGCAGTAGGTAGTGTAGCTTCACCTTATACAGGTAAAGTTAGATCACAAGAATACGATGGTGTATTTTGGGAAGCTACAGTAACACTTCCACCAATGCGTAGAGATGTTGCTAAAAATTGGCAATCATTTCTTTTAGAACTTAATGGACCAGTAAATCATTTTAAATTTGCAGACCCTGATGCTTTAACCAATCAAGGCACATATGATGCTAATGATTTAAAAGCTAAAGATAGAATTAATCAAGGAAGCATTGAATTAGATTTTTCTTCAGCAACACAAACAATTACTGCACCTTCTGATACAACACCTTTTGCTAATGCTTTAGTTGGTGATTTTATTGTGGTCACAGGTTCAGCTAATCCTGAAAACAATGGCACACATAAAATAACCACAAAGACTAATGCTTATACAGTAATAGTAGAATCTGAATCAGGTGGTTTAGTCACCGAAGCAGATGTAACAGGTTGTACGATAAAATCCAATCAAAAGGGTGCAACAGGTATAAATTTATCATCTAGTTCTAACAGTGCAACAGGCACAATACTTAAAGGTGACTATTTACAAATAACATCAAGTTCTACAGCAGGTGCTAATCCAGTTCAATACGTTATGGTGACTGAAGATGCTACATTGAATGTTAATGCAGGTGAAGATACTTATGGAGTTAAAATACAACCTAAGTTAAGAACAGCCATAACTGAAAATCATTTAGTAAGATTCGCAACTCCAAAAGGATTGTTTAGATTAACAACAAAAGATGTTGACTGGGATGCTGATAATATTTCTAACTATGGCATATCTTTTTCATGTATTGAGGTAGTTTAAATGTCTAATAGAGGTGGGATTGATAGTTCAATAACAAGCTACCTTGAAGCAGACCATCAACTATTATTCTTAGCAGTTGAAGCTGAATTTGATACAGAAACTATAAGAGTATGGTCAGGTGACTATGACCTAATAATTAATGGTGGAACATATACTGGTGTTGGAACTCTTTTATCTATCTCAAACATAGAAGATACCTTAGAACTTAAATCAAGTGGTTTATCTGTGGCTTTAGCAGGTATGGATACAACTGTTCTTGATTTAGCACTTACAGAAAATTATCAAAATAGATTTATCACAGTTTATCTAGGATACCTTTCAGGGGGAACAGACACTACTGTAGGCACTATGACTTTATTTAAAGGTCGTATGCAATCAATGGTGATAAATGATGACCCTAATGGTTCTACAATTACTGTAGATGCAGAAAATAGATTAATAGATTTACAAAGACCATCAAACCTAAGATACACCAAAGAATCACAACAATTTATAGATTCTACTGATACTTGTTTTAACAGGGTTCAATCTTTACAAGATAAAGAGATTGTATGGGGTAGGTCATCTTCCAACACTGGTGGTGGTACTGGTGGTGGCGGTGGTGGTGGTCGTGGCGGTGGTGGAACAACGAGAAGATTTTCAGAAAGATAATGATAAAGAAAGCAGACTGGAGTATAGAATTTGACCAATTTATAACCAAAAACAGGTTTAAAGGTTTTAAATGGGGTTCATGGGATTGTTGTAAGTTTTCTAATGCTTGTATAAAGGCTATGACAGGTGAAGATTTAATACCCAAAGAACTTAAATGGAAAAACGAAGCAGAAGCTATGAAATCAATAAAAGAATATGGCAAAACACTTGCTAAAAGTATTGAAAAGGCTTGTAAAGCAAAAGGTGTACAAAAAATAGACAAAGCCTTTATGCAAAAAGGTGATTTAGTGGTTTATAAAGAAGAATCAGAATTAGTTGGTATATCAGATGGTTTTAAGGTCTTATCACCTACAGATGACATGGTAATAGCTAAGCAAAATGTAGATATTATTTCTGTATGGAGAATACCTAATGGCTAAAGCAATCAAAGCAGCAGTAACTGTATTTGTCGTCACTTTTTTAGTAGTAACTGGTACAGCCTTTTTATTAGGTACAACAGCTGCAGCTTTAACTGGAATGACTGCTTTGCAAATTGCTTCAGCTTCAGCATTAAGTACTTTAGTTGGTGGCTTGATGTCAAAAGGCAACAATTCTGTTGCAGAAAACTTTGGTACTAAAGTAGCAACAAGAACAGCTACTGCACCAAGACAAATCATATATGGTAAAGCTAGAGTTGGTGGAACAATAACTCACATAGAAACTTCAGGCACAGATAACTATAAATTATCTATGATTGTTGTTCTTGCAGGACATGAAGTAGAAAGTTTAGAAGAAGTATTAATTAATGACACAAAATTAACAACAACAGTTAGTGGTGGCTTTAATTATGCTACTAATAGCAGATTTACTAACAGTGAGAATGAAAATAAATTTGGTGTAAGCAATTCTTTATTAAGATATAGATTTAAAGATGGTTCACAAACTACAGCAGATAGCACCATAACAAGTGCAACTTCTTTAGGTTCTACAGATAAATTTATAGGCATGGCTTATATGCTTATAGAAATGGTATTTGATTCAGAAGCCTTTGGTGGTGGTATTCCACCACTTGCTTTTGTTATTAAAGGTAAAAAAGTTTATGACCCAAGAACATCAACTACAGCTTGGTCAGATAATCCTGCTCTTTGTGTTAGAGATTATATAACCGACACAATCTATGGATTAAAAGCTACCTCAGATGAAGTTTTAGACACAACAGCATTAGGTGGTTTTTCAGCAGCAGCTAATACTTGTGATACAGCAGCTGGTGCAATAACAACAGCTACAGTTAATGGTGCTGTTTCAAACACACAAACTGTACAAATTGATTACGCAACATCAAACACTCTTATAGATATAGGTCAAACAGTATCAGGCACAGGAATATCAGGTTCACCAACTGTAATATCAAGAAGTGGTAATCTAGTGATTTTATCTTCAGCACAAACTATTGCTGATGGTGTAACTCTTACATTTAATGAGGAATTATATAAAGCTAATGGTATAACCAATATGGCAGCCGATGGAACTGGTGTTCTTGAAGGATTACTTAGTTCATGTGCAGGTAAGTTGTCATATATCAATGGTAAATTCGTGATGTTTGCAGGTGCTTCTGTTACTCCTGATATGACAATAACAGATGATAACTTGTTAGCACCTATTTCTGTGGCAACAAAAAATTCCAGTGGTGAAACTTTTAACACTGTTAAAGCTGTTTATGTTGATGGTAATAATAATTATGTAGCTACAGATTCTCCAGTTTACACAGATAGTACATTAATCGCTAACGACACCCCAAGCGGAGAATCACAAGCCAATTACAGAAAAACTTTAGAAATACAGTTGCCATTTACTGATACAACTACAATGGCACAAAGATTACAAAGAACTGCTTTATTACATTCAAGACAAGAGGTAAGTTTATCCGTGTTATGTAATATTGCTTTTATGCAATTACAACCTTTTGACTGGGTTTATATTACAAACGCAAGACTAGGATACACCAACAAAACTTTTGAAGTTTTAAGCACAAATTTAGAAGTAATAGAGTCAGATGACGTTCCAATTTTAGCCACAAGACTTAACCTTAAAGAGATTGATGCTTCAGTATATAGTTTTGCATCAAACACTTATACAGACCCAATAGACGAAGGCTCAAGCGTTTCTACAGGTAGTTTTAGCGTAACTGCACCAACAGGTTTATCTTTAACAGTAGATTTACAACTTGATTCAGCAACAAGCAAAGTAAATATAGATGCAAGTTGGACTAATAACCCTGACGACCTCATACAAGGTACTGAAATCTTGTATGGTACTGCTTCAGGTACTTATATAGGTTCGGTTTTAGTTGGTAAAGGAAAAACAAAGGCAGTTATACCAAACTTAATATCAAATAGCACTTATTATGTTGTAGCAAGACATTTTTCTAGTAACAATGTTTTTAGTGACAACACATCTGAACAAAGTGTTGGCACAGGGTTACCAGCAGCACCAGCAGCACCTACAAATTTATCAGCAACAACAGGCAAAGCCTTAGTTATAGGTTTAGAGTGGAATGCTCCTAGTAATAGTGATTTAAGAGCAGTTAAGGTTTATAGACATACATCTAGTTTTACACCAACAGATGATACATATTTAGTTTCAACAATCACATCAGAGCCAAGTGAAACACAAAAAATCACTTTTGGTTTAGAAGATGGTTTAACAGCAGGTACTACTTATCATTTTGCAGTTAGGGCTATCAATTTTTCAGGTACACATTCTACTTTTACTAGCACTACAACAGGAAGTTTCACATTAGTAGATGTAGGTGATATTGATTTACCTGATTTTTCAGGTTACTTCCATAAAGAAGGCAATACAACTACAGCATTAACTTCATCACAATTTAATACAGAATATGGAAGAACGCCTTTAAATGATGACATTTTAGTTATGGTCAATACAAGTGCTTCTCCAAAAGTTTCAAAGGCTTATAAATGGAATGGTTCTGCTTTTGTAGAAATAACTAATTTTACAACAGGTGATTTAGTTGTAGATGGAACTATTGCAGGTGACAAGATTATTGCAGGTGATATTTCTGCTGACAGGGTTGATGCAGACTTTGTTAGCACATTAAACCTATTAACAACCAGTGCAACTGTCACTAATAATATAACTATAGGTACTGGTAACAATGTTTTTAAAGCTGAAACTGGTGTTGGTATACAACTTGGTCATGCAACATTTGGGTCAGCACCATTTAGAGTAACAGAGGGTGGAGCATTAACAGCTACTAATGCCACAATAACAGGTGAAGTTAATGCAACTAGTGGTACGTTTAATGGTTCTATAGCAATTGGTTCAGGTAATAGTATTTTTAAAGCTGATTCAAATGGAATTTATCTTGGTAACGCTACTTTCAGTTCAGCACCTTTTAGAGTTACACCAGCAGGTGATGTTACTGCGACTAGTGCAACGATTACAGGGACACTTACCTTAACAAACATAGATGGTACTACTGTAACTTATACTGGTGGTACTCTTGGTGTAGGAACAATTGGTAGTGGTAATCTTGGTGACAGTGCAATATTTCCAGCAACTTTAAGATATGAAAGAACTAACTCAACTTCAGCACCTTCAAATTCAGAATTTAACACAGCATTCGGTAGAAATCCAAAAGCTAATGATATTGTTGTTGTTGTAAGAACAGACAACAATTCACAAGTTGCTTATAAACACAATGGCACTGCTTTTGCAGTAATAAATAATTATATTGATGGAGATTTAATTGTTGATGGAACTATTACAGCAACCCAAATTGAGGGTAACACCATTACAGCTAATGAAATTGCAACAGGAACATTAACTTCTGCTTCAGGTGTATTTGGTTCTATAAGTGCCAGTGATATTGATACAGGCACACTTAATGCAGCTAATGTAACGATAAGTGGTGGAGATGTAACTATTAATAGTTCAGGTATCACAATTAATGGTTCTTCATCATCTATTAATTTAGGTTCAGGTGCATTTACTGTATCTTCAGCAGGTGTTATGACTGCAACTGGTGCTACTATTTCAGGTAACTTAACAGCTACATCTTTAAATGTTACAGGAGCAACAGTAACAGGCACTTTAGATGCTAGTACGATTACTTTAGATGGTGACCCATTAGATGATTTATTTGGTGTTGCGGGTTCAGGAAGTGCAAAAACTTTATCTATTGGACATGATGTCAAAAATCAGCTTAAAGTTGATGGCACACAAATGATTTATACAGCATATGACAGCTTACAGTCAGATGGTGATGATGCTCTTATAATGAATCACAGTTCTGCTGAATTTTATCCAGCAACACAATCTGCTGGTTGGCATACAACTACAATATATGCAGGTGATGAAAGTGTAGCAGGTGGAATATTAACAGATAGAATTACAGTTGATGCTACAGCCACAGGTTTAAATTCAAGTTATCAATTTTATGTTAATGGTGATTCTTATTTTGATGATGATGCACAAATAGATTCTTTAGGTGTTGGAACAGCAGCTTCAGGTACAACAGGTGAAATAAGAGCTACTAATAATATAACAGCTTATTATTCAGATGAAAGATTAAAAGATTTCAAAGGTAAAA